TGTATCAGAGGGAAATCTCTCTTTTAAGTGAAACTCTTCATTGTAATAATTCATTCTTCTCTTACCCCTTTCCCTTTTTAATCTCTTCTAAAGCCTCTTGAAATCCTTCTCTGTTTTTATTTCTCTTATACCACTCCTTAAAGTTGTTTCTTGCTTTTTCTACAGGGTCCATTATTTCTGTTATAAGCGGTATTCGATATATACTCTTTTGTTTGCAATCTTTACCCTCGTAAATGTACTGATTACCTTTTGGACATGTACACCTTGCTGCTTTATCTGCCATGTAACCAAACTGAGTAAGCTCTGAATAGATTATTATTCCTGTGTCCATACATATAAAGCAGTTTGGCACTTTGACTTTTTCTTTTTTGTCAATCATTCCTTGCATTTTTAAGCCTCCAGTCATTACCAACTATTTTTATAAATTCACACATTTCCGCAAGTCGCGACACTATTGCGTCTCCTTTTTCTCCAAACTTGCGCCGTAAAGCCGCCGAATTAAAATTTGTAGTAACAATTACCGGTTTTTCATTTTCATATAAGCGATTGATGATTTGATAAAGAATCGTTGAAGTATATTCTGAGATGTTTTCTTTCCCAAGGTCATCAATAATAAGCAAATCCGTGTCCTGTGTAAACATCTTTATAACCTCTGCCTCTGATAAGTCTGAATCTGCCTTGTATGTACTTTTGATAAGCGTAACTATATCCGTAACATTGCCAAAGACAACAGAATAAAGTTTATTTATAAGCTCGTTCGCTATCGCAGCGGCTAGGTGTGTTTTCCCTGTCCCCACAGGCCCAGTAAATAGTAATCCTTTATTTACATTAGGGAATTTCTTTACAAATTCATTAGCCTTATCGTAAGCATAAGCTAATTCTGATGTTAGATTGTTTTTATCGAAAGTATCAAACGTTCTTTTCGTAAACCTTTTGCCTAATCCACTTTTTCCCAACAACTGTAATACTTTTTCTTGTTTTCTTCTCATAAGCGCTTCTTTTGCTTCTCTTTCATTTCTCTCAATACTTGCTCGCAAAAACATCATTATTTCATTATCCATCCATATCACCTCTTAAAAGAGATTGTCATATACGCTTTCACTTTCATCTTGTTTTTCTTTTTCTTTTTTAAACCCTCTGTCAATTCCGCCTTCCGCTCGCCATCTGTCTAATATTGCTTGTACATATTTCAGCGAACGTTTGTTTTGTACCATTCCCTCATGCAGCGCTTCTTTTACCCATTCAAAACTAAATTCGTTAACTAAATTAAGCAATACATCTGCTGCACCTTTAGTCATTGTCCCGTAACCAAAATTTTCGTATATTTCTGTGATTTTTACTAAAGTATCATTTTGCACATCAGCAACACACTGATGTGTATTTATATACTTTACTTTACTTTCCTTTACTTTACTTTGTGGGTTTATTGCATACATAATGTCTACATTAACTTCGTTTTTGTCTACATTAATTCCATTTATGTCTACAATAACTATGTTTGAGTACTTACTAGGGTCTATCAGGAGAAATTCCTTTACTGCGATGACCTCTTTTCTCCTTGCTGAAGCCTCAAAATACCGCTTCTGAATGCCATTTGACGTTAATATGCCGTATTCTGTGTATAGTTTTTGATTAAATAAACCATAGTTAATGCAATCATTAACTACGTTTTTGACTACATTAACATCAACTGAAGTTTGTTTAGATAGTATAAATGCTTCATCATCACCCCATTTAATGTAGTATCCGTTTTTGTAAATCTTCATTAATAACCTTATAAATAATGCAAAACCTACTATGCCATGTTTTGCTTCTAATAGATAAACTTTATCGTCTTGGTCTATGTCTACATCTAGCGGGAAATATTCTAATCCTTCTTTTTTTGGCCTTGCCATCCGAATCCCACCTTTAAACGTATAAGTAACTTAAAACTGCATAAGATATAATGGGTATATATGCACATTTTTCCGTCGAAAAAGTTTTTTAGAGAGAGGGCATTAGCCCTCTGCTCTTTCTATGATGTTTTTTATGTCTCCTTCTACGCTATTTTCTTTTATTTCTTCTTGCTCTTCCTGTATTTCATAATCTGCTTCTATTGCTGTTTCTTCTTCTATTTCTTCTCCTTTTATTGCTCTATCTGCTGCATCTACCATATCCTCTGCAATTGCCGTTTGCATTTCTATTGACATAATTCCATACTTACTTAGAAGCAGCCTCAGAACTGTTTTAAGTGCCATGGCGTCAAAATCTGTTGCCCATACACTATTTTTGCTTCCATAGCTTTTGCTATATCGTTGTGCATGTTTTGTGACTTCCTCTATAGACATATACAAAGTCTTTCTAAAACCGTTCAAAGTCTCTATATATGCAAAATAGCCTATTTTCTTGTCACTAACTCGTTTTTCAGGGTCTATAACTATTTCACCAGTTAATTTATCATGTTTAATCAATTCTCCCTCATATACCACATCAGCATTGATGTATTTATAAGCGCCCGTTCTCATCGCCAATTGTATATAACCCTTATAACCTAATTGGAAGGTCGGGATATATTGTCCTGTTTTTCCGTCTTTATATGGGATAATATACGCAAAACCAAGCTGTTTGTTAATCGGTAACTTCAAAGAAGCAGCCTTTAAAGCCTCCATAACAACCGCTTTCGGGTCGCACATTTGTAAAGTTTTGTCCGTGTTGTATAAATCGATTATAGAGGCCACAAAAGCTCCTGCATTTTCGTTTAAAACTGATTTAAATTGTTCTTGTACACTGTCAGCGTAAAGAATTGATTTTAACCTTGTTATAGGACTTACAGCCTTAGTTTCTCCTCTGTTTTTCTCTTGCGTAGCTTTCTGAATTAATCCTTTATTAGCCATACTTATACCTCCTTAATCTTAAATACTCTAATTGCCTGAGCAGGTTTCAAAAACTTCTCGTAAATCTCGGGCATCTCCTTCTTGAGTCTGTTTGTGTCTAAATTCTGTCTTGTTTGTACCTTCCATTCCACAATATATCCCTGAGCGTGTCCAATTTCTGCGTCTTGAAGTGCAAGCTGTAGTTCTTGTTTTATAGCCTCTTGTTCTTGTGTGAGCTGCTTTATTTGCTCTTCTAGTTCTAAATAGCGCTTTATTTTGCCTTCGTATCCAAAAAGGGCTGTGCTTTCTCGATTTACACTTGGGTATAACTGTTTAATAAGCTCTTTTGCGCTTTCGCCTCCATTTGGTTGCGGTGGTATCTGTTTCATTACATGGTTTTCCCAAAAGTCTTTTTCTGCTTCGATAAGGGCTTTTATCTCATCTTCATCTCTTTCGATTTCAAATACATGAAAGGCTTTATTGAGCACTAACACTGCCAAATACCATTTTTCAGCTCCTGTTACAGCCATATAGTGCATGCATTGTACATAATAGTTGGCCTGATATTCTCCTTTTGAAAATTTTGTAGGATTTAAAACACTTGTGGTCTTGCATTCAAGCCCTGCATTTTCTCCGACAACCCATCTGTCTATGTTTGCAAGCATAAAAGGGTAATCGGGATGTTGTAGAATAGCATTCCTGCGTCTTGTCTTTTTCCCTGTAGCTTCTTCAAAACGTTTTACAACGTATTCTTCTAAGTCTCTACCCTGTCTCATTGCCTCGTTGTCTGGTTCTTCGGTTTTGAGGCCCAGCTTTTCAGCATACACCTCAAAAGCCGATTTATAACGGTCGAGTCCCACAATCGCAGCAGCATCGCTGCCACCTATTCCTTTTTTCCTCCATTCCAGCCACTCGTCTCTGTCCATGTCCGCTGTTTTTGTAAATACTAAAGCTTGCACTTTAATAAACCTCCTTTACTCCTATCCATTTTGCAAAACAGTATATATCACAAAAGAGATAGCCTTCCCATTCTGCGTATGATTGGCCTTCGTATATTTCCTCTCCACAAAATTCACACTTACCAAGCAATGTGGCCTCTTCCGGTACATTACTATTCAAAATGTATTCGCTCAAGTTTACCTCCATTTTCTCCCCTCCTATTTTTTTTACTTGAGCACAGCACCAAAATGTGCTATACTCAAGGTAGGTGTGTTTTTCTGTGCCTTTTGCAGGCACTTTTTTATTCGCAATTGTT